TAACGTCACAACAAAGAACATGGATATTTTAATAAAAATGATGATGATGATGTTGATTATTATTTTGACGAACAGGGTAATATTTTTCCGAAAACTTGAAGTGCAACTGATACCCCCATATGAAATCCCGCAAGAGTGTTGGTGCTGTACCGGCGCAACAATCTTTTCTGCCCAATCTCAGTTGTATATAACGGGGTCAAGTATTTGATTATTAATTTTTTGGGAGGTGGTTTTGATGTCAAAAGATGAAAAAGAAAAAGCAATAAAAAAAGAAATAAAGAAATTAGATAAGCTTTTTAAAAACATAGCACAAAATAAAAAAACATTGATAGAGAATCTGATATCACAGGCTGCCTGGTTATCAGTAACCATAAAAGAGTTAGAAGAGAACATAAACGAAAACGGTATGATTGAAGATTTTATACAAGGAAAACAACAATTCAGACGTGAAAGTTCAGATAGTAAATCTTTAATATCATTTCAAAAAAATTACTTAGCAATTATGAAACAATTGAATGAATTCTTACCTGAAGACGTGGAAAATGATGAATTAGATGATTTCTTAAATGATTAATAAGTATTCAAATTAGTAAACAGGAGGTAAAAATGGAGAGTGATGTGAATGTCGTTTATAGAAGAGTATTACAATAAAATAAAATCAGGACAAATTATCACTGGCAATAAAATTCGTAAGCTCTATGAAAAGCTCGTTGATGATATTCACAATCCAAAAACTTATCCTGTATTACAAATGAATGGGGAGTATAAACCCATCAAATTTATTTTTGATGAAAAGAAAGCAAATAGACCGATTGAATTCATCGAAAAATTTTGTAAACAAAGTAAAGCACCGTATGCAGGACAACCATTAAAATTAGAACTTTGGCAAAAAGCATTAATACAAGCTGTATATGGTTTTGTTGCTGAAGATACTGGCTATAGACAATATCAAGAAGTGCTCTTAGAAATTGGTAGAAAAAATGGTAAGAGCACAATTATGGCAGGAATTGGTGCGTATCACATGATTGTAAATTCAGGGTTTGAAATATGCTGTGGGGCTAATACAAGAAGTCAAGCGGAGATAATATTTTCAGAAACAAAAAATATGTTGCAGCAGAATGAAATGCTTTCAAAAAGAGTAAAAAAGCGTAAGTATGATTTGTATAATGAAAAGTATTTCAATGTAATGAAACCTCTTGCAAACAATTCTAATCTCGATGGTTTAAACACAGATATATTCTTAGTTGATGAAATACATGAATTTAAAGATTCAGTAATGTTCGATTTAGTAAAGCAAAGTCAGGGTGTTAAATATGAACCATTAATTTTTATGGTTACAACAAATGGTTTTGTAAGAGATATGTTTTTCGATAACAAATTAGATTATGCTAACAATGTCCTTAATGGAATAATTATAGACCACACATTTTTACCAGTGTTGTATGAATTAGATGCTTTGGATTCAAAGGAAGCTAACAAAGAAATAAAAGATAAAAATAACTGGTTTAAAACAAATCCTTCGCTTGGAACATTTAGAAGTTTTGCTGATGTTGATAAACTTATAAAACAAACAGAGCACAACAAAAATGAAAGAGCTAAATTATTAGCTAAATATTTTAATCTTCCGCAAACAGGTACAACAGGAGTTTTTACTTTTGACGATGTTACAATCTTAGAAACATTTAATATAAATGATTTTAAAGATTGCTATTGTATTGGTGGTGTTGATTTAAGTTGTACAAACGATTTAACAAGTGCTGCATTACTTTTCATGAAAAAAGATTCTGATAAGAAGTATTTCTTAGTTAAGTCTTGGACTCCCAAAGACCTTGTAGCAGAAAAAGAAAAAGAAGATAAATTCCCATATAGTAGATGGGTTAATAAAAGCTACATTGATTTAAGTGGAGATACAAAAATAAATTACGATGATGTAACAAACTGGTTTATAGAAATGAAAGATAAGTACAATTTATATCCGCGTTGGATTGCATATGATCCTTACAATTCTAAGTATTGGATTCAACAAATGCAAGATACAGGTTTTGAAATGCAAGAAGTACGACAGGGTTTTCCAACTCTAAGCAATCCATTAAAAAATATGATAGCAGATGTGAAAGCAAAGAAAATTATTTTTAATAATGATGAAGTTATCAAATGGGCTTGCTTAAATTTAAACATTGAAACAGATAAAAATGAAAATATAAGACCAGTGAAGGGCAAAAACAAAAAGCGTCGTATAGACCCTTTCATGGCGATGTTAGATGCTTATGTTGTTTTAGAAAACAACTTCCAAGACTTTACAAATTATTTATAAAAGGTGGTGACAATATTGGAAATAAGATCAATGTTTAACCAAATATTTGGGAAACAAAAAAATCAACAGTCTCAACAGTACACTAAAATGGAAATGTTGAATAATTATATGTCGCAATTTTATAATTTTGGCAGAGATATATTCGCTGATGAAAATGTTAGAGCTTGTATCGATACTATTGCGCGAAATGTAGCAAAAACAAAAGCAACTGCTATTGGAGCAAATAATAATAAATTGAATTATTTGTTATCTATACGTCCCAACCAGTGCATGTCGGCTTATGATATGTTTTACAAGACAATTACTCAATTGTATATTAATAATAACAGTTTTATTTTGATACAAAAAGATAATAACGATGTTATAACTGGATTTTATCCTGTTAATTCAAGTTCTGTTGATTTTTTAGAGAGTATGGGATATATATTTGTACAATTCACTTTTCATAATGGTAAAAAAGTAACAGTATCATATGATGATATAGTACATTTAAGACGTTTTTTTAATCGAAACGACATGTATGGTGATAGTAATGATGCTATATTGAATACTTTAAGTTTGTCAAGTACAGTTAATCAAGGTTTAGCAAATGCCATAACAACAAGTCATAATTTGAAAGGTATACTAAAGTATACAGGTAGCCTAAAACCTGAGGATTTGAAAAAACAAAAAGATATGTTTGTTGCTGATTTTGCAAATATAAATAATGCAGGTGGTATTGCAGCATTAGATTCAAAAGTTGAATATCAGCAATTGAAAGTTGAACCTGTAACAGCTGAACATGAGCAAATGACAATAGTTGAGGAAAAAATATATAAGTATTTTGGACTCAATAAGAAAATCATTATGGGAGACTTTGATGAAGATGTATTCAATTCATTTTATGAGTCAATTATAGAACCTTTATTGATTCAACTTTCGAGTGAATTCACTCATAAATGTTTCACAGAAAGAGAAAGAGGATTCGGTAATAGAATTGAGTTTTCAGGTAATAGGCTTAATTATGCAAGCAATTCAACAAAGGTTGCTATGATAAAAGAATTATTACCTTATTCTGTTTTTACAATTAACGAAGCAAGACAGTTATTTAACCTTGAATCTGTTGAGGGTGGAGATATTAGAATACAAACGCTGAATGTGGTTAATGCTGACAAAGCTAATGAATATCAGATTGGTGAAAAAGTAAATAAAGAAAAGGAGGGGGAACAACAATGATAAGTAACGATAGAGAATATAGAAGTTTTGATTTTGAACAATCAGATGATGAAAAGATGATAATTACAGGGAAAGCAGTAGTATTTAATACTCCTACTGTACTTTATGAGATCGATGGAATACAATACAAAGAAGTAATTGCACCAGGTGCACTAGATGGTGTAGATTTATCTGATGTTGTATTAGTAATAGATCACGAAGGAAAACCCGCTGCAAGAACGAAAAATAGTACATTAAAATTAGAAGTTAGAAACGATGGTTTATATATTGAAGCGGATTTATCAAAAAATGCAACTGGCAGAGAGCTTCATGAAGATATTAAGAATGGATTTTATCAATCAATGTCGTTTGCATTTACCGTGGAGACGGATGAGTATAATAGGGATACACGCACCAGAACCATTAAGAAAGTTAAAAGATTGTATGATGTTAGTGCGGTTAGTTTTCCGGCTTACAAAAATACTTCAATTTCAGCAAGGAGTTTCTTTGAAGCGGAGGCGGAAAAGGAACAAAAAGCTAAGGAGTTAGCTGAATTGCGACAGAAATTGATACTCTTATGTGACCTATAAGACCGACATAAAACAACTTAATATCAAAAACAAAATGGAGGATTTTTACAATGGGTAGAATTAATGAAATCGAACAAAGAAAATTAGAAATTAAAGAACTTTTAGAGTCTGATGCAAAAGACCTCAATCTCGAAGAATTAAGGTCAGAAATTGAAGCTCTAAATGCTGAAAAAGCACAGATTGAGGAAAGAAAACAAATTGCTGAAGGTATACAGGCAAATGAAATTAAGCCTGAAATGATTGAAAA